TTCTGGCTAATGGCAAGCCTTCATGATTGATTAACAATCTAACATCTGGTGTCTCACTTAGAGTCTTTCTAAATGCACCAGGGCTTATTCTTTCAATGAAGGGTAGTGGCAAGGATGCTTCGTTAAATACCGCAGCATATCCAGCCATTCGCAGTTTACCGTCGTCTGCTTGTCTCGCCTCAATGCCCTTGACGGTAAAGGTACGGCGTTCCGTCTTTTTCATTTTGCTCCTTGTCTTACTTTCTTCATTATTTAAGGAATCTATTTGGCGTTGTGCCCAGTTTTGAGCAGCATCATCAAAGTTTGCATTGCCACCCCATAGTAACCAAGCAACTAATCCTGGACCTGGATATTGTGGGTCTGAAGGATTACTATTCTTAGGTGCTTGTCCATCTGCTTTATGTCTGGCGAACCAAGGTGCCATCTTTCTGACTTTATTTTCAGAAATACGACCTGCTGCCATTTCTCTTGCTTCTCTTTTAGTAGCATCAGTTAAACCGTCACCACCAAAGCCTTCTGCCAAATAATCTAATCCTCTTTGAGCATTCTTTCTAATAAATGAAGGAACATTTCCTACTTGTCTAACTTCTCCAAGTGGTTCCATGTCTTCTGATATAGAAATTGCTACCATCTGATCAATAGCATCTTGTTTATTATCATGGCATTTAAGGGTAGTATATGAGCCATCAGACTCTTCTTTAACTACCGCCCAATTTTCACAATCGCTTTGATTAGAGGATATTCCGTATGGCATTATTCTTTAACTCCATAGACTGACTCAGGATCTGTTGGATCAATAAGAGCAACCTGCTGCAACTGTGCAGAAGGTAGTCCAGTGTGTCCAATTTCTTCCATGCCCAAAGTCTTGGCAACATCGTCTGGGTTATATCCAGCCTGAACAAGAATAGAAGCAATCTCAGCCTTCATCTTATCACCAACAAGTGGTGCTTGGGCTGCATCAATATTCTGTAGAGGAAGTCTATATTGATCTCCTGGTTCTCCAAGTGGAGATAGATCTTCAAATGAACGAACATCATTTAGGCTTAAGAAGCCTTCTCTTAGACCCTTTGTGTAGGCATCAAATCTTTCAATTGTGGTACCACGAAGAAGGGCATCTAAATTAAATCTAATAAATCCATCTGCTTCAGGAAGCAATGGAGATAGTGCTTGTTCTAAACGCTCTAATAATGGGCGTAGAGAATGTTGTACGAAAGAAAGGTTCTGTGCTTCAACAGATGCATAAGACATAGCACCATTTACTGGATGACCCAAGAGACTTAGAGGGACTCTAAAAATTCTTGCGATATCTTCCACATTGAATTTTCTGCTTTCAATTAATTGTGCGTCTGCAGCGTTTAGTGATAGAGGCTTAAATGCAGCACCACCAGAAAGAATAGCGGTAGATCCAGACATATAAGGGCCACCATGATTCTGATTCCATTGACGCTTAATATCATCAGCCTGTTGATCTGTTAATTCTCCTGCTACTTCAATAACACCTGCAGGATTTGCGGCATTACCAAAATATGAAGAAGCATATGTATCAGAAGCCATAGAAATACCAACTGACATACGGCAAGCACCAATTGGAGATAATCCATAATGGCTTCCAGGAACCTTCATCATTGGAATATGGACAATTTCCTTATTTGTCAAAATACGAGTAAAGTTATTTAATTCATCTCTTAGTTTATATACAAGAGGTTCTCCTGGAAATGGTCTTTCAATTTTAACATCATTAGGATTAAGGCAATATAGTTCTACTACCTCACCCATGTCATCTCTAACTGTTAGGACATATGCATTTCCATGTAGGTGTAGGGATGTGATTATTTGTTCAATAAACTCTAATCTTGTTGATTCTGGATTAGGCTTATTAATCCATTCAGGTTGACTTCCATATACCGCCGAATAAGAAATACGATTGCGGCCTCTGCGTACATAAGCACCCATTGGCAAAGATGAGACGGTATCGCCAAGTAATCTTACACATGAATAAACAGTAGAAATTCGTAGAGCAGAGTCAGCATCTACATAGACACCAGCATTTGCTACGCCATATAGTGGTCTTGGTGGAATCAGAGGTTCAATATATTGGTTATTGCCCTGTCGTTGTTCACCAGATGCCTTTAATCTTTTAGATAGACTCATGTTAACCTATTCTCCTTATGGCCATGTTGATATTGCTACTCTCTTCCAAGTATTTGTTGCTGTGCAGATATAGATATAATCTGTATCCCACGCTATTTCTCCTTGAGTGCCAGCAGCACCAGCAGTTGCAGGAGTCTTGCTCTTAATGATTAAGTCACCATTAATTTGTACATTTCCAGCAGTTCCACCAGTACCATCAAATGTACCTTTAATTAATGGAGTAGCAGTATTTGTATTGGATATAATTAAATTATTGTTGCCTGTTGAATTTTGTCCAGCCTGATAACCAATAAGAACATTGTTATCACCAACATTGTTTTCTCCAGCCTGATATCCAAGATATGTATTACGGCCTCCATTACCAGAGTTAAATCCTGCTCTAAATCCAAGTGCAGTATTTGCAGTACCTCTACCATTAGACTGTAGAGCACCTCTACCAATACCTGTGTTTCCTTGGCTTGTTGTTACTGTAGCAACTGGTACGCTAAATCCTGTTCCTGTCAAAAGACCAGCAGGAGCAGCACCAGCATTAATTGCTAACACATCTCCAGCAACCCAACCAGTTCCAGCATTATTAATAGTAGCAGCAGTTACTGTTCCACCTGATACTGTTATATCAAGAGTTGTAGTAGCGTTTACTCTTCCATTAAGACCTGTAAGACCTGTAACAATTACTTGTACACCAGGATAAACTCCATCAGTATAGCCAGATCCACCTGTAATTGCTCCAAGTGTTAAAAGACCTGTTCCTGGGAATTGTCCAGCACCCTGACCAACATAAAGGTTGTCTGTTCCTGATCCTATTGCTGAACCTGCAGCAGCACCAATACCAACATTTGCAATACCAGTAATTGATCCTCTTAATGAATTAGTACCAAGTGCTTGACCAGAACCTGAAACAGTATATTGTGCTGCTTGGAATCCAACGGAAGTTAAACCTGCAGTTGTTGCTGCAGAACCTGCATTAGTTCCAATTGCTACATTGGCCTGTAAGTTTGTTGAAGTCTGTAATGCGCCAACCCCAATAGCAATTTGATTAGAACCAACTGTATTGTTAAACATTGCGTTATTTCCAACAGCAATATTGTTGCTACCTGTTGTATTTTTATTCAATGCTCCTGGACCATTACCAAGATTGGAAACACCAGTAGTATTTAATTCTAATGTACCGTTTCCAAATGCAAAGTTTTGGCTACCAGTTGTATTAGCATTTAGTGCATTATTACCAATAGCAAGGTTATTACCACCTGTATTACTGCTTGCAAGAGCAGAATTACCAATAGCAATGTTGTTACCTGATGTTGTGTTATTGAACAATGCAAAAGCACCAATAGCAATATTGCTACCACCAGTAGTGGTATTAACTAAAGCATTTCGCCCAATTGCAATTATATTTGGTGCAGTAGTAAGTCGTGCAGCAAATGCACCAATAGCAATGTTACCATCTTGAGTATTATTTTGTAATGTTGCTACTCCGATTGCGACATTGTTACCTGATGTTGTAACTCCATCCATTGAACCAGATCCAATAGCAACATTGTTAACACCAGTTGTATTGTTAAATAGTACAGCCTGACCAATTGCGATATTATCGCTTCCAGTGTTGTTCTGTAGAGCAGAAGCACCGATTGCAGTATTGCTATTTCCAATCACATTTGTTAAAAGTGCATTTGAACCAATTGCAGTATTACGAGCACCTGTTGTAGTATTTAGTAGAGCATTTCCACCAATTGCTAAATTTTGTGTTCCAGTTGAATTGTTTCTTAGAGCGTTTGCTCCAATTGCAACAAGATCACTAACTGTTGAATTAAATTCCAATGCAGAGCCACCAACAGCAAGGTTGCTTGCTCCTGTAGTATTATTTGCTAATGCTCCAGTTCCAATAGCAACATTGTTAGTTGCTGTTGTGTTAGCATTTAAAGCATTTGTACCAATACCAACATTTTGATTTGCTTGATTATTTTTTAGAGCACCGCTACCAATTGCTACAACATTTGTAACGCTATTATTTTGTTGTGCTTGGAATCCAATAGCAATATTGTCCGAACCTGTTGTATTGTTCTCTAAAGCCTCAGAACCTATGGCGGTATTGCGAGCACCAGCAGTGTTATAAGAAAGCGTTTGATATCCTACAGCAGTATTATCGTTCTGTTGGTTATCATACAAAGCCTCATAACCAACTGCAGTATTTCTGGCACCTGCAGTATTAAGAAGTAGTGCTGCTGCACCTATAGCAACATTGCCTGTTCCTGTTGAGTTATTTTTAAGTGCTTCATATCCAACAGCAGTAATAAAGTTTGCAGTATTAAATTCAAGTGCTCTGGTTCCAATACCAGTGTTGTTATTTGCAGTTGTTCCTAATCTTAATACACCAGGACCAATAGCAGTATTGTTTGCTCCTGTAGTATTAGAGTCTAAAGAACTATTACCAATAGCAATATTGCTTCCACCACTTGTATTATTTTGAAGTGCTGCTCCACCAATTGCAATATTGTTGTTACCAGTGGTGTTATCCATCAAAGTAAAGTTACCAATAGCAACATTGTCTTCACCTGCTGTACCAAATCGCATTGAGTCAGCACCAATTGCAATGTTGTTTCTTGCAGTAGTTGCATTTTCTAATGCACGAGATCCAATTGATGTGTTTTGATCACCTGTAGTTAATGCTTGTAATCCACCTGCTGGACCAAATCGTAAATTACCAAAACCAGAACCTGTTCCAGTATTAATATTAATTCCTTGAACAATCATTCCACTTACAATTTGTGGTGTGCCGTTGTTTAATACAAATATATCTCCAGTACCAGTTTTATTTGCAGCATTAATAGAAGATGTACTTGACACAGATAGAATAGGTCCTGCAGTTAGGTCAGTTACTCCAGCACCTGTAGGTCCAGTAGCACCAGTAGCACCAGTGGCACCAGTGGCACCAGAAGGTCCAACCTGTGTATTCATAACCTGAGTTGCAGTAAAGATTATAGAAGGAATTGAAGGATTATTTACACCTGCTGCCATGTAATCTAATGATACTTGTGTAGATGTTGTTTCCCAGAATAGTTCAATATAGTCATTTGCAGCAAGATCTAAAACAAGATTGACGGTTCCAATAATATTTCCATCTATGCCACCATGTTTATTAATGACTGAGAATTTGCTATCAGAATCAGGAATATTTGTTCCATTTTTCTTGAACCAAACATTTGTATCATGAATCTGAGTATCAGCATTTGTAAATTGAATTGAATATATAAGGCTATAAACACCAGCATTTGCAAATGTAACTCTGCTATTTGATACTACAGAAACTCCATTACTTGATGGATCTGTATTATTGAGAGTAATAGCGTATGGAGTATTTATTGCTGCCGCCGTCTGATCCTGTGTAGACCAGAAACTACCCCAATAGCCCAAAGCACCACCAGGTCCAGTTGGACCAGTCGCTCCTGCAGGTCCAGTTGGTCCTGTAGGTCCAGTCGCACCAGTAACTCCAGCACCAGTTGGTCCTGTGGCTCCAGTAACTCCTGTAGCACCTATAATACCTGTCGCTCCTGTAGGTCCAGTTGCTCCTGTAGGTCCTGTGGCACCAGTTGCGCCAGCAGTTCCTGAAAGACCATTTAAGAATATGTTCCATGAAGACTTAGGTCCAGGTCCAAATATAGAATTGACCATGAAGATGCTCATAGCACCAGTGCTTACATTGTAAGAATTACATACGAATTCAATTACAACTGTCTGATCAGTTGAATACAATCTACCAGTGTTTCCTGATACCCATGCTAATCCTGGCTGTGTTGTTATGCTTACTGATGTGAATGGAACATAGGTAACAGTGTTTGTAGATGTTCCTGTAAATGTAAATTGAGGACCAGTGGCACCAGTTGCTCCAGTTGAGCCAGTTGCTCCAGTAGCACCAGTAGGACCAATGTCTCCAGTTGCACCAGTTGGGCCTGTAGCACCAATTGGTCCAGTAACTCCTGTAGGGCCAACATCTCCTGTGACTCCTTGAGGTCCAGTTGGGCCAGTAGCACCAACAGGGCCAGTAACGCCAGTTGGACCAACATCACCAGTAACTCCTTGTGGGCCAGTTGCACCAGTAGGACCAGCAATACCAACGGCACCTGCAAGATTAACACTCCAAGATGCGTATGTTCCAGTACCTGTAAATGAGGTTACTGTAAAAATTAATGTTCCTGCTGAATATGAAGTTACATCGCCAATCATTAAATTATTTGCGTCATATGCAACTACTACTGTCTGTCCAATAGAGTAATCAACATTTGGATCTGCAAGGGTAAATGTTTTGCTACCGCTTCCAATTGCTACAGAACTTGTAGATGTTGTTGCGTATCTATCGCCATCTGCTCCTGAAACACCAGTGGGACCAGTAGAACCTGTGGCTCCAACAGGACCAGTTGCTCCAGTAGGGCCTGTGTCTCCAGTAACGCCTTGCGGTCCAGTGACTCCTGTTGCTCCTACAGGACCAGTATTACCAGTTGGTCCAACATCGCCTGTAACGCCTTGAGGTCCAGTTGCTCCAACAGGTCCAGTTGCTCCAATAGGTCCAGTTGGACCAGTAGAGCCAGTAGGACCAGTGCTTCCAGTAGGTCCAGTAGATCCTGTCGCACCTGCAGGGCCAGTTGGTCCAGTAGAACCAGTTGGTCCAATACTTCCTTGAGGACCAGGTGCAGTAACTGTAACAATGTTATTTATTTCATCAACTGTAACAACATTGTTTATCTCTGTGACATTAACATTAGGCATTGAGTGTCACCTGTGGCCTTACGGTCATAGAACCTTGAATTAATCTTGTAACAACTCCGCCATTTGTAATTTCTAAATCGTAAACATAAATTCCGCCTTCAATAAGGCCAGTCTGTGTTGTTGTGGCGGTAAGGGCAAGAGTTCCTGTTAGTGGAGTAATAACAATTCCCTGACCTCCAGTTGCTAAAGTCAAAACGGCAGTTGGAGAATCATATTTACGACGAATTTGCATACGAGCAGTATATCCAGTTAGGTCAATTGGATTGCCGTTAGAGTCATCATAAACAACAGTAAGAGTCCATTGTGCTCCTTGATCCATGGTTGCATTATAAATACCTGCGATTGCCATGTTACTCCTTCTCCGTTATATATACTAAAAAAGTACCTAATGCTATAAAAGCAATAGGCATTGAAATCAAATAAAGTCCATAAGTTGCCAGACCTACACCCGCTATTTCTGTCAATAGTGACCAATCTATTTTAGGCTTCTTCATTATTCTCCTTATACGAAGTGTATTCTTGGTACAACTGGCTTTGGTTTAGGTGCTGTTGCCCTATCATAGCCAAATATTGCTGCTACTGCAGCGTCAATCTTTCTTTTATTAGTAGCCTTGGCTACCATTAGACCTCTTGATGAAGTCTTTGTTACTGTGTTTGCTATGTGTCTGGCTAATCTTGGATCACCATCGTGGGTAAATGATTGATTCATAATTGCCTCATAAAACTTTTGAGTCGCAGGTACCATACGCTCTGCTGAGTTAGGGTAGGAAATGATAGGCATACCTTGCTCTTCAAGAATCATAAATGTTCTGGCCCATCTTGCAGGATCAAAACAAATCTCAATTGTATTGGTGTCTTTATCTCTATAGGCATCAATAATTGTTTTCTCTACCTCTGCAATTGGAACAGTCCACATAGGATCTGGATCTACCTCTGGTATCTCCCATAAGCCTACTATCTTTAGGTGAGGCTTTTCTCCACCTAAGTACCATCCAATTATAGCAGTTGCATCGTTAGAAAAAGACCCATCAAACGCCAGGACTACATCTTCACCTTTAATAACCCCACGATTCTTAAGTGTCAATGCTTCCCAAGCGTCTGAGGGAATCCATGCTTGGCCTGTGCTTACCCACATATTGAGTCGTTTAGTTTTAAACTCATTTTCAGGAGTAAGTAATACAGCAGATTCCATATCTTCAGGAGATAATATGTCTCCAAAAGAAGGATTTGCTAAGTGCCAATTCTCAGGATCCTTGTAATTTAATTTATCATTGCCTTGCCACCATGCAAAAAAGAAGGAAGGATCTTCAACTTCACCTTTTGCTATTTGTACTCCACGATTGTACATATCGTAGCAGACAGAATCTTTACCATTTGAATCATATTTTGAACCAGCCGTAGTAATTGCTACAAGCATTGGTTCTTCACGAGCACCCATAGATAGAGATAAAACATCATAGAGTTCTCTATTTGGTTGTGCATGTAATTCGTCTATAACAATAAAAGTAGAGTTTAAGCCTTCTTTGGTGTATGCTTCCGATGATAAGGCTCTATAAACAGATCCTGTAAGTGGATTATAAATTGTATTCTGATAAACTTCAAGTATATTCTTTAATTCTGGTTCAAGTTCAATCATCTTCTTTACTGTCTTGAAGATAATTCTGGCTTGTTCTTTATCTGCCGCCGCAGAATAAATCTGACCACCACTAACACCTAAAACTAATTGCTCTAAAACAAGGGAAGCAATAAGGGCTGACTTTCCATTCTTACGAGCAATGCCAATTAAGGCACGACGGTGTTTGAGTAATCCATCTTCTCTTTGAGCATACAAATGTAGCAAGAGGTCTTTCTGCCAAGGTCTAAGAATAAATTTATCGCCAGTCTTACCAGCAATAGAGTCTTCTGTTAAATGGCAGAGAGTCTCAATAAAGTCTATGACTTCATATCCACGAGTGTTGCCTAACTCAGTTTCTGAAACAGGTGAAAGATATGTAGGTGGCCAAGCCATGTCAACCTCTAAATGCTAACGACAGCCTGCTCTTTTCAAAGTCAATCTCTATGATCTCTACTTCTACTTCTTGACCAACAGTAAATTGATCAGGCGTTAGTTCACCCATCTTTGATTTGTGGACCAAACCAGCAAGCAGACTTATTTCAACAAAAACTCCATATTCAGTTATTCCTGATATTTTGCCTTTATGGATTTGGCCTACTGCTAATTTGGCAAATTCTATTTGCTTATCTTCCTTTTGCATTTTCTCAATAAGAGTGCGGCGATTTAGAACTATGCTTCCTTTAGCCCTATCAATTGATTGAATTAGGAATTCGGCTTCATGGCCAATGTAGCCAGAAAAGTCTGTAACTCTATTTGTATCTACTAAAGATCCTGGCAAAAAGGCCTTAACACCAATATCAACAATTAATCCACCTTTGACCATTTTAATGGCTTTACCTATAACAGGTATGGATAATTCATACTTATTTTGAAGGTCATTCCAAATGGCTTCAATTTCATTCTGTTTCAAGGATAGTATGTATTGGCCTTCTTCGGTCTTATTTAAGACTACCGCTTCAACTACCTGCCCAATTTGGACTACTTCGTGAATATTAACATTCTTCTTATTAGTCAATTCAGACTTAGGCACAAAGGCTTCGCTTTTATCGCCAATATCTACGAGCACTCCATCACGATCTATTTGGACTATGGTTCCAGATACTGGTTGGCCATGTGTAAAGTATTTGATGGATGCGTCTATGGCAGCGAGAAAGTCTTCTGCTGTGCCAATGTCATTAATTGCTACTTGTTTCATTATTTTGTGTAACCCCTGTTTCTACGATTATCGTTTCTGGCTCTAAAGCCTTGGCACGATTAGCCCTTCTTTCCAAAAGCAAGTCAATAGATGTTGCAGCCTTGACTTCTGCTACTCCCAAGCGAGATCTGGCAATGGGATTAAAGCCTAAATCTGTTAGTGCATCTGTGTAGGCTTTGTTAACTGCCACAAACGCTTTAGCATCAGCAGATTCAAGGGTAGCCATATATTTATTTCTTGCTGCCTCTGATGCATCCGCCAAGAAAGCAGCATTGGAAATTGCATCAATATCAGTAATTGGTGATAACCATGTTACAGCCATGGCCCAGGCCCTGTCCCAAAGTTTTTTACCCTGCTCGCCAAGAGTATCAGGATAAGGTGGGATCTCTTTTGCCATGGGCAAATGCGTAATATTGTTCAAATCTGGTAAAGGTCTTTGCCCTGGATTGCCCAACAATCTTTTAAGTTCCGTTGGTTTTGGTGGTCTTCCTGCCGTCATTTTTTGTGCGTCTCCAATGTCCGTTTTGCGTATCTTGTACATAATTATATCATTTCTGTAATATCGCAGAGATATACAGAACAGGGCAGTCGGGGTTGACTACAGTTTTGCATACGCAGAA